TGTCGATAGAACCAAATTCGTATGGGTCATATGCAGGATCGTGTCCAAATCACCCAACGTTATATAAAAATTTAGAAAAATTTGATATTACTGAAACATTTAATGTTATCTCAATAATTGAGCAAATTTATAATAAATCTAATATTAGCTATATATGAAAAAAATATTAATTGCATGTTTAAACGCAAATGGTGTTGGTGGTTCTGAATTATATCATTTAGAACTAGTCAATGCATTATCTAAATTTGATATTGATTTAACATTTTCTACATTAGTACCAAAAACAGAAAATGATATCCGAAAAAAAATAAATAATTCAGTTAAACAAATTGATATCGCAGATCTAAATGAGTCATATGATTTAATAGTAGCGAGTCAACCACAAGTATTAACCGCATTAATTCAAAAATTTCCAGACACACCTAAAATTGCAATAATACATAGTGTTATACGAAGTGAAGATCCAATATTTCATCCATCAATAAAACATTATATCGCAGTACAACCTGATATATATCGTTTATTAAAAAAACATATGCCTGTTAGTAAAATTGATTTATTTTACAATCCAATTGACACTAATAGATTTAATCCAACTGTTAATATTAAACGAGATAAATATACTGTATTATTTGTTGGTAATTGGGATGATCCTATTCGAGCGAATCCAGCAAATCATTTAATACAAAATTGTATTGAACAAGATTGGGAATGTTGGTTTGTGTGTGTTAATAGACCAGCTGGATTTAATCATCCTAATGTTAAGTTTTTTGATCAAGTATATGATACTGAAATATTTTTAAGATATGCTGATGCAACTGCTGGTATAGGGGGCAGAAGTACAATTGAAGGATGGATGTGCGATAAACCTAGTTATATATATACTATTAATGCAAATGGAGATATTTTAAATATACGATTAGTTAATCCACCCAAAATGAATAGATTTAAATCTGATGTAGTTGCCGAGCAACACTTACAATTATATTCAAAATTTATATGAAAACGCAGATTATAGTTCATTTGATGCCATATGAGATTGATTGGTTCGAATGGCAAGCAAAACAACTTAAAATAAGTAGCCACTATTTAGATTCTGATGATGATATAACTTTAGATATAACATTGAATTTAAATTTTGTAGATTGGGAAAATTCAAAGATACCAAAAGACTTTTTTATAGAAAAATTCAATCAGTGTATTGATACATGTTTTGATTGGTGTCGGGTTATTAAAGATATCAACATTGACAAAACATGTATGGGTTGTGCAGATAAAAGGCGAACTAGTATACGAACTTATAATGATGTAGATTCATTTATTTATCTAGATTCAGATTTAATATTCTCACCATTAACATTAAAATTAATATTAGATTCGGCAAAACATGTTAATAATGAATATTATATCGTTTCACCACAGATTCCAAAATTATGGGATGATACGTGGTATGGTTTAATGAATTCAACATATCAAGATGATATATGGGACAATAAAACATTTATAGATCCATATACCGTTATAAGTACACAATATGGTAGTCCAGTATTAAAACCAACTACATCGTTTAAATTAGGAGGTGGTTGGTTTAATTTAATATCAGCAAATTTAATTAAATTAATTGATTTACCCGATTCATTCGGTTCATATGGTCCCGATGATACGTTTTTAATGTATGGAGCTGAAATTTTAAAACAAGCTGGATATGACGTACAACAATGGGTTGTTGAAAATTTAGTTGTTTCTGAAAACCACAAATATCGTGTGAATTCATACAATAACTTATTAATTAATACTAATAATAGAAATAATTTACGTATCGAATCTGATAAACAATTATTAAACGAAATAACTAAATTAAAAAATAAATTTAAATTATGAAGAACATTTTTTTAGATTGCGGAACACATTTGTGCGAAGGATTGGTAGATTTTTATAATCGTGGTATCATTAATGATACGTTTGAAATACATACTTTTGAAGCAAATCCTGCTTGTAATATTGAAGAACGTATAAAACAGTTACCGTTGAATATTACACCATATAATAAAGCAGTATGGATTGAAGATGGGGTTGTATATTTTAACCAAGAGCATCATGAAAAATATAAAACAGGTTCACCAAATGATGGATTTTCAGATCGCGATGGTTGGGCATCATCTGTTGATGGAATTGGATTTTATTATCAAGGATATGAAGATAAAATTGAAATTCCTAGTATCAATTTTAGTAAATTTGTATCAGAATTGCCAGATGATTCAAATATAATATGCAAGATGGATATCGAAGGAAGTGAATTTTTTGTTTTACGCCAAATGATAGAAGAAAAAACAATTTGCAAAATTAAAGATATTTATATCGAATTTCATGAAAGATTTATGCCAAATGAATCTTCACAAAGCAGAATAGACATAATAAACGAAATTACTAAATTAGGAACTACGGTTCACGAATGGTTTTAAATATGAATATATCATTACTAGTAGGCTTAAAAAATAATTTAAACTACAACAAGCACTTTTATCAAACAACGAGGGAGTTATATCCGGATGTTGAAATATGTTTTGTGAGTTACGGATCAACTGATGGTACTCACGAATGGTTAGACTCATTAAATGATAAACACGTACGATATTACTATTCAGATGAAAATAAAACATTTTCTGATACATTTAATATGGCTGCAACTATTTCAACACGAGATTATGTAGCATATCTGCATAATGACATTGTATTAGCGCCAGGTTTTATTGAAAATTTAGAAAAACATGTTGGTGAAAATAACATAGTATCATATACCACAATAGAGCCACCTATATTCGCAGGACATGAGCGACCTGGTAAAATTATTCATGATTTAGGTGTAGAGCTAGAGACGTTCGATAAACATAAATTATATGAATATGTAGAATCGATACAAGATAAATATTCAGATAAAACTGAACCAGGAATTACTTTTTTTATGTGTATGCCACGTAAAAAGTTATTAGAGATTGGCGGTATGGATAATTTATATAATCCAATGTTTTGTGAAGATGATGATTTAATTCGTCGTTGGAAGTTATTGGGAATGAATTGTTTCACGGCTCTAGATGCAATATGTTATCATTTTGTTAGCAAAACATCTAGATTCTCAGATGAGTATCAGAATAAAACACAAGAAATTGAAATTAAATCTAATCGCAATTATATGAGAAAATGGGGTAGTAGAACATGCCCTATTAAATATAATATAGCATATGTAGTCAAAAACTGTACTCCAAATTTATTGCCAGCATTCGAACCATATTGTGATAGACTGTATGTTGATGATCATTATGGATCTATGATTTATAGTTATATTGAATCCGAACAACCCAATACCAAATTTAATTTAAAAACTAGGGTATTGAATACTAATTTAAATGATCCATTCAATGAAAATGATATCGTAGTAGAATTTGATGCAAATGATGTTACCAATCATAATATGTACATATTACAACAATTGCCTGATATATTATACGATCAAGGCGAACCTGGTAGATTTACTATTGAAGTATTCAATTTACATGTTACTAGTTTAATTGAATATCAAAATGATCTGATAAAATTAGGTTAAAGTTGATGACACCATATTTATTATTATAATAAAAAAATTACGGAGTTACTGTATGAAAAAATTTATAATAGATATGGTGTCTGATGCTCACAGCAAGACAATTTCCTCAAAACGAGTAATAGGAGTATTAGGGTTTCTTTTACTTGCAATTAACATGACAATCACCTGCTATGTTCCTATAGCTAAACCAATTCCAGCAGAATTAATTTCCGCAATTGAATTTATAACTATCGCAGCCATATTTGGTACAACTGCTGATAGATTTTCTAGAGTAATGGATTCAAAGAAATAACATCATGGAAAATGAAATAGAATGGGATAACGAATGGCACCCAGATGTGTCATTTTAATTAAGGATACAAAATGAGTTTAATTAAACTACAAGAAAAATGCGGAGTAACTGCCGATGGTATCTTTGGTAAAGGAACATTTGCCGCAGCAGCTAAACATTTAAACCTATCTCCGATACGAGCAGTACACTTTTTTGCACAAACTGGCCATGAGACTGGTAACTTTTCTACATTTAGTGAAAATCTAAATTATTCAGCAGATGGTTTAATTAAAATATTTCCTAATTATTTTAGATCAAATGCATTAGCATTAGCATATGCCCGTAAACCAGAAAAGATTGCAAATCGAGTATATGCAAATAGAATGGGCAATGGAGATGAAGCGTCTGGTGATGGATATCGATACCGAGGTAGAGGTGCAATTCAATTGACCGGTAAATCTAATTATATAGCATTTTCTAAACACATTAAAAATGAAGAGATAGTAGAAAATCCATCTCTTGTTGCAGAACAATATTCTTTTGACTCTGCATTATTTTTCTTTGAACGAAACAATTTATGGCGTATAGCAGATCGCGGATTTGATGAAAAAACTATTACAGAATTATCAAAACGCATCAATGGTGGTTACAATGGGTTAGCAGATCGTATAAAATTAACAACTAAATACAAAGCATATATTTAAAAATAAATAATATGAAAAGTAACTACTATATGGAAAAAGTAATGGAATACACAAAACCGTTTTTAATGGCTGTTTTTACATTTTTAACACCAATTAATGGACTATTAGGTCTATTGTTTTTAGCTGTATTGATAGATACACTATTTGCAATATATATTGCAGTTAAACAACGAGGATGGAGTGCATTTCAAAGTGTAATACTCAGAAAAGGTATTGGTGCTAAACTTCTTTTCTATTTAGGAACAGTTATACTAGCATTTTTAATTGATAAATATATAATAGGTGCATCTGCATTCCGTATTCCTTATTTATTATCTAAAGCAATTTCGTCTATTTGGATCTATGTGGAAGTTAAAAGTATTGATGAAACTTCAATGAAAATGGGTAACAGATCCATATGGGTAATTATCAGAGAAATGATACAAAAACTTGCAAATTTAAAAAAAGAAATTGACGATACTTGCGATAAACCAAAAAATTCTTAGGATTTAACGCAATATCTTCTTATAATATAGTATGAATTATAAGTACATACTATATGCAACAATCATGTTTATATTAGGTCAATCCTTAGCATGGTTTCAATTTAATGGCCCAATATTGTGGAGTTGGGCTAAACAATACAAATACATTATATTAGTACTAGGTTTACCGGTTTCTTGGGTTTTCATGGAAGCCACTAGTACTGCTGTTACTGGGTTTGATGGTCAATTGTGGCCTAGCAGATTCCTATCATTTGTCTCCGGAATGTTTGTATTTTCTGTATTAACATATATGTTCAAATCAGAACCCATTACTGCAAAAACAATGATATGTTTAGCCTTATCATTTGCCATTATTTGTATACAGGTGTTTTGGAAGTGAAATATATTTATTAATAAAATAAAAAGCTAGTATATGAGACAAATAGATATTCTTATCCAAAATCAATTACGAACTCTATTAAAAGAAGAAGTTCACCAAACATTCCAATCAAATCAAACACCAGGTGACCCATGGCCTAATAATGTAGTAAAAAATTGGAAAGGCGAAGCTGCTAAATTGCAAAAATATTTAGAAAAAATTAAAGCATCTAAATTTAATATCGGTTCCAATCAATATGGGTTAGCAGAACATCCGATATATGTATTAAATTGGAAACGCGAAACATATTGGTTTTATGATACACATGAAGTATTTTCATTAGGTGGTGGTAAAAATGGTAGAAATTTAGGATATGATGTAGTAAACGAAAATGGCGAAGAACGTTTAAATTTATATAAATTAGTTGACGACCGCAATGAAGATACATTGATAGGATACTATACATGGACTGGATCTGATTTAGTATGGACTGCAAAAGTAGAGAAACCAAAATCTGAAACAGAAGTTATCGACAAAATCCATATGGCATTGGACATAGCAGGTTTCATCCCAGTAGTAGGTGATGCTGTCGATTTAGTTCATGCAGTTTGGTATTTTTATGAAGGCAATATATTTGAAGGAATATTATCTAGTTTAGCAGTTATACCAGTTGTTGGATCATTTATTGCTGCGAGTGGTAAAGCTGTAGTTCGTGCAATGAAAGGCTTAAATAAAGTAGATGATATGGGTGAAGTTGTATTAGGAATCGTTAAAAAGATGAATCCTACTAAAGCAGAAATGGCACTTGTTAGTCGCGGTTTAGCAGATGTTTATGATAAAGTTGGAAGCAGCAAGATGCTTAAAGATTTAGTTGGATCATCAACTATAGATAATATATTAAAACAACTAGATAAAGCTAGAAAAAAATTAGATGGTCTAGATTTAGATAAATTACAAGATATATCAAAACAACAAGCTAATTTAAGTAAAGGAATTGATGCAACTACCGATGCATCTAAACTTACCGATAAAGCAACTGCAGCAACTGGTATATTAGGAAAAGGTAGAATTAACAAAGAAATACGAAAAATATCTTCATTAACATATGAAGCTAGTGCTAAAGAAACCGGAAATCTATTAGTTAAGTTAGTAAACGGATTACCAGCTGGCAGAAAAATAACTTCGGGGTTAGGTGGACTATTTCAATTAGGCGTTAAACCAAAAAATGCTCAAGCACTAGTAAATACAATGGCACGTGGTTTTATAAAACGTGTTAAACAAGATCCAGACAAATTATTATTAATAATAAAAACGTCAAACAAATTACCAGTTAATACATATGAACCGTTATTGAAAAATATGAACCGTTTGCTGAAAAAATCACAAAAAAATATGGATATAGATTCAATACGAAAATATGCAAAAAACATAACTACAGATACTGCTGCTGGGATGAAAAAGTTTAAACTAGATGATTTAACTGATGCAGAAATTACTAGTATGTTAACATCTGGTGCGGTTAAAATAAATCCGAAGGCTTTGGAAAAAGTAGATGCAGACGGATTACGTAATTTAATGAGTAATGTTGATCCAAAACAATTTGCAACTATGTCTGATACTATTGCAAAACATGCAATCGATAATGATAATCCATTTTGGAATAGTATGTTATCAGATCCACAATCTAAATTAAAAGCGTGGATTTGGCCTGGTGATTTTAAAGGAGCACAGGACATGTTAATGGCAAATTTTAATGATGTTAGAAAATGGGCTGATATTGTATATAACGAAGTTTCTGCCGCAGTTGGAGATACAGTCGTTGATGAAAAATTACCTGGTTTAGTTCCGGATAGTCCGAGACGAGAAGCTTTTATATATCCTGCAGTTAAAAAAGGAATGAAAAAATACGCTCCGGATACATATGGTATGGTTAAAGGAACTATTGGTAAAGATAGTATAATATCAAACATAGTACCAATTGGATTACCAGATGAGAGTATGGCAGCATACGATCCAACTAAAAGTGTATAATTATGGAAAAACTATATGAATCAGTACTCCCAACTATTGCTGATATATTATTAATGCATATTGGAGGATCATTTCGATTAAAAGATAGACATTGGGACACGATAATGCACGTTACCGGTGGAATACTAGACCCAATGGGTCAATGGAAACACCCAGGTAAATGCACAATGATACCTACAACAGATGGTAGTATTACAATGCATCGTGTGCCATTTGAAGTTATAGGAATAGATGAAACGGGTCATGCAATGTGTATGAAGCCAGAACAAAATTATCAGTATACCGGTAAAAATATATTTGAAATACCAAATGCTGGTCAATTTAAAACATTAGCAATACAATTAAAAAACGCAATAGAAAATGGATCGAAATACACCAAGTAGAGGGTTAGGCGATGATATAAAAAAAATTACATCAGCAACCCGTTTAGATCAGTTAACTGATAAAATTTTTCAATTATTAAACATGGATTGCGGTTGTGACGATCGTCAGGAGTGGGTTAATGAAAAAACAAAAAATTGGTCAATATATAAAAAAAATAGAAATAAGGATAAATAATGGGTTTGTTAAATAAATCAGGAATTGGTACAGGTGCTACTATAGAATCATCGCATGTTACTAACATATATGATGCATTAAACGGTACAGGATCATATGAAGTAGTAGCAACCGGTTCATTTACCGGTACGTTTGATGGTACGTTTACGGGAACGGCAACTACATCATCATTTGCAATATCATCATCGCAATCGGTATCATCATCATATGTTAACACATTAACACAAGAAGTAAATATATCAGGTTCGCTTCGATTACATAAAACAACTAGACCAACACCTGATTCTACATCAACATATTTATTTGTTAGTAATTCTGCCGATCAAGGTGATACAAACCAATATGATTTATATTATACTCATAACAATTATGATTTTAATATGGGGTGGTATGAATCTAAATTGGATACTGGTATAAAATGGGGTGGGGTAGTAACATATTCTGGATCTACAATATATGTTACTCCAGGTTGTGGTATCATAACAAATCACAATTCTTTAACAACACAGAATGGAGATACAGAAGTTACTACGGTTAATTGGGGTGCAATAACTGCTAGTGCTACATATCTAACTACATCACAAGTTTCATACTTATTAATAGATCAAAATGGATCATTGTTGCAACATACATCTCCATTTACTCCACAAGAATACAATGAAAAATTTCCATTAGGATATATATTTTCATTAACCACATCTAGTATTAGTACTTATGCAGATGCACGAGTAACTACATATGGTAATGATGAACAACAATATCAATTTATTCGTTCATTTGGTCCTTTAAAGATCAAAGGATATGATATCACAGCACAAACATCTAGTTTAAAATTAAGTATAGCAGGTGGTAGAACATATTGCGCCGGCGGATTCTATAGTCAAAATCCAGATGAACCATCCATATATGATTCAACTGCGATCGCAACTGGTAGTTTAATTAGAATATATCGAGACCCAGCTGCAATTGGTAGTTTTAAAGCTGCACTTAGTTCAAGTGGACAGCCATATCGAGATATAGATCCAACTAAATGGGATGATGGAACAGGTACATTAGCAAGTGTCGGAGCAAGCGAATGGACAATCCAACGTTTATTTCACGGACCGGTAAATGGCGTAACATATGTGTATTATGGTCAAAATAAATATGCAAGTTTAGATGCCGCTGTACAAAATTTAGCAACTGATTCATTTGCGGAATCTGATACTAGTATAATTGCATTGCCATTTATTGGTTATGTTATATGTAAAGGCGATACTACTGATTTGAGTAATACTACTAATAATCGAATCATCAATGCTGGATTATTCCGTAATACTGCAGGTTCATCTGGAGGTGGTGGTGCTAGTGCAACCAATTTAGATTCTTTAAGTGATGTTGCTATTACATCGGCAGCAAATGGTCAAACCATTATATATGATGCAGGTAACTGGATAAACAAAAACATATTTCCATATACTGGCTCAGCTACAATTACCGGATCGTTAACTGTTAATGGTAGCATATCAGCATCATCATTTACCGGATCATTATTTGGAACTGCATCTTTCGTCACTACTGCACAAACAGCTAGTTATGTTTTAAATGCAGTATCAGCATCTAGATCCATTACATCATCATTTGCTATAACGGCATCTCACGCAATAACATCATCTTACATTGCTGCAAGTTCGTTAACACAAAATATTAGTATCACAGGATCATTGATCGTATCGGGGTCTGGTTTACAAACTAATAACGCAATTATAGTTTCAATGCCATCGGCTTCAGCTTCACAACAATATGGTGTGGCAGTATTTAAATATAAACAATTTACCTATAATGCAGATCAAGCAAAAATATATGAAGATGATTATATTCGTTTAAGTTATGATACTAGTGGAGCAGATCCAGAAGTTTATGTATTACAAAATCCAACTACCGGTCGTATGCAGTGTGTTACATTTAGTACTAAATTTCCTAGTTCAACTGTAGCAATTGATGGTATTACTAGTTTATCATTAACAGATATTTGGCCAAATGGTATTGGAAGTGATGAAGTATTAACATCATATATAACTGCAGGATTAGATCCAACATATCCATATTATATAGTTACTTGGTATAGAACTAATACAACATATGGTGGAAATATCAGTGTAGTAGTGCATCGTTATTCAACTAACGTATAATTAACATAATATGATATACATAGCAAACATCAAAAAATCTAAAATACAAGAATCGGATAGATTTACTAGAAAAGAATTTATAACCGAAGCTCATGTCGTAGATGCAATAAATGAAACAGAAGTAAAAGAAAAAATACAGGCATATTATAACAGTTTAACTGTAGTTGGTACTACATATGATATTGATTATCAAAGTATATACCCATTGTTATAATATGCCATATTTATAATAAAAGAGATAAATAATGAAACGTTTAAATGAATGTGGTTGTGGTTGCGGCGGAGCAACTGGCGGATGTCAAGATAAAGAAAGTCAAAATTACATGTTCTTTCAAAATTTGCAAACGATACAACACGCTATAGAAGAATTATTAAATATGGATCCGGCTCAAGTAGATTCAATGTTAAGTGATGGCCATGCATGGGCAGTAGATCATATAACAACTTCTGCAGATGATATCGAAGAAGTATATCATTTTCTTACTGCTAATTCAGAACATGAAGATGCATACAATTCACAACAGCCACAATTTGTTCCAACTAGTTTCGGCAATCATTTAAAACAAGTAATGTCAGAACGCATTGAGCGAAGAGATGGTAATTGGATAGTTAAACCTAAAAAAGGCAACCATGTATTGGGAACACACCCAACTAAAAAAGCAGCACTAAAACAATTAGCTGCAATTGAAATTTCAAAACATAAGAAATGAGTTATTTAAATGCAAATATTCCAACTATAACATGTTATATTCGGAATGAATTTTTATTCAATAAAGAACGCGGTCAAGGTGAATTCACTTTGGCCGATGTACATTCAGTGGCATCAATTCAAAAAAGAACGCCATTGTTTGAAGCATTCTTAGAAAATGGTGTTAATTGGACGAGAAGACCGATACACGCATTTTGTTGGAAAAAAGATGCCGAAGTATTACCATTAACAGAGCATGTATATTGGGACTGTTTTTCTTCATATATCGATGTTCAGATACGAGAACGATTGTCTGGATTGCGAGCTGATTTAATATCGATAACGGGAGTTAAAAGATCAGGAACATATATGTTCACATTAGATTGGTCACACGAAAATCGAAATGTTTTAGATACTAATTTTTCAGAAACACCAGAACACAAATGCGGTCATGTATTTAAAATGGATAACGGAAATTATTTTATCTATCCGAATAATCGAGTAATATGGATGGATAATGCATGGACATATAAAAGAATAGATAAGAATCCAGGATATAAAATTGATATGACAATATATTCAGTTGAAGGAAATGCTGGGTATGAAACTGATTATTCATATATGACTGAATTTAAACCAGATAAATTGTCCAAATAAGATATTTATTAATATGAAACTATTAAATTTATTATTCGAAGCCAAAGAAAAGAAATCAAATGATGATTTCGAAGACTTTGCAGAAACTAGAGGTGATGGAGCTGAGAAAATTGCTAATACTGCTAGACAAAAAGGTGGATTAGCACTTTTAACGTGGCATCATTTCAAAGTTAAGTTACCATATTATAAAAAAGCTACTAATGGTAAATTTGATTTAAAAGCAGCAAAACAAGAATTTAATAGGACTAAATCTAAAATATCTTTAAGTATGAGTCCAATTGAATTTCAAAGAGAAGTAGGTCGTTTAGAAGTATTAGGTGAATTAATAATCCGAGAACAAGGTAAAAAATGATATCGTTTAAAGTATTATTATCAGAACAATTAGATTTTTCTGGATTCACAATGAATAAAACATTGAATTCAGATATATGGGACGGTATGAAACTTCAAACTGAAATTAGAACTAAACTATTAAAGATTGCTCGCGATTACATCAATTCATTGGATATAAAGGTAAAGCTAAAAGATATTACATTTACTGGTAGTTTAGCAAATTTTAATTGGTCAAAACATTCTGATGTTGATTTACATGTTATAATTGATTTAGGTAATATTGATCACAAAACAGAAATAAAAGATCTATTAGATATCAAAACGGATTCATGGAATACTAAACACAACATAACTATAAAAGGCTTTGATGTTGAGTTATATTTACAATTGCACGATCAAGAACATCACTCAACAGGAGTATATTCGGTATTACACAATGAATGGGTAACTAAACCTAAATTTAAAGAAGTTTCCATTAATAAAAAACAAATAACAAAAAAATACAATAAGATTGCTGATACATTTAATGACATCCAATCAGATTATAAAAAACATAAAGATTATTTAGACGTAGTTGATAGATTAGAAGCTTTGCGAGATAAGATTAAAAAAATGCGTAAAGCTGGTTTAGAAACTAAAGGAGAATTTTCCACTGAAAATATAGTGTTTAAATTAATTCGACGCAATGATATAATGGGAAAACTAAAAGATTTATTAACCAAAGCATATGACAAATCAGTTTCAATTGATGAGTCTCATATTGCCAGTTTAACCGAATATGACATATGATACGATTAAAAGATTTATTATTTGAACAAACTAAAACGGTTGTTAAAAAAACACCTACTCAGGCAGTTGCTAAACCATTACAGCCAAATAAGGTAATGGAACCGCAACATATTACGAGAGGTTTGGAAATTGCAAATAAATTAAAACAACGTGGTTTTACTGATGAGCAAGCAGCTGCAATTACAGGTAACTTCTGGGCAGAGTCTGAATTTAATCCAGCAGTATCAGGTATGGGTGGGGCAAAGGGATTAATGCAATGGACTGGTAACCGTAAGGCAAATCTAATTAATTATGCAAAGAAACAAGGTAAAGCATGGACAGACGAAGATATCCAATTGGATTTTTTAAAACACGAATTATCAGATCCGTGGGAGAAGAGACAATTTGACTCTGGTATGGCTGGTCAAGACGTAGCAGCAAAAGCAAAGGGGTTCTATTCAAAAAGTGAACGAGCAAATGCACCAGACTCGATAGTAGATCGAATACATGGAGCTCAGGAAATATATAAAAATTTAGTTAATCCAGCTGCATCTACTAACCAACTCACCAACCCAACTAACACTACAACTAATAGTACAACTCCTGCAACTACTACTACTGAAACTCCTGCAACTACTGCTGCACCTACAACTAACCAAAAAACTAAATAAACTATGATACGATTAAAAACATTATTATTTGAACAATTCGGCCGAATTGATAGTGAATTAATATTAGCAACTACATTGGTACTAGAAGCTGGCGGCGAAGGCGAAACTGGTATGTTAGCAGTAGCACATGTTATTAATAACAGAGCTAAAGAAAATCACAATGGTTGGGGAACTAACCCAGTTAAACAGGTATTACAACCATATCAGTTTTCAATGTGGAATGATTATAATGCAGGGACAGAAAAATGGGGTGATGTATTAAAACGTGCTCAATCTAGAACATCACAATGGGCATATGCATTTCCATTAGCAAAACAATTGAGATCTAAAACACTATCATCTGCAGATCCAACGAAAAATGCAATATTTTATTACAACCCAGTAACGGCAAATGCTGATTCATTAGGATTCACAAAACATCCAGATTATGTACAAACTAAAAAAATTGGTAAACATGTATTTGGTAAATTAGTTTCTGATGGTGATACCGTAAAGCCTAAGGATAAAAAAAATAATAAAGGTAAAGAGTACTCAGTAAAAGACGGTGAAACATTAGGTGGTATTGCAAATAGAAATAATACTACCGTTGATGACATCATAGCAAAAAATCCAGGATTAAAACCAAATAATATTAGAGCAGGCCAGAAAATAAAGATATAAAATAACTTTGATTTGTGTATTGAATTATTTATAATAAAGATAGAAATGATAAAGTTATGGCAGAAACTAAAAATTATATGAACATATTATTTGAGGAATCAATGAAATTGTTTATAAAGTCTGGCGGAGAATTTCCATCTGATTGGGATACAACTAAAAAACTAACATTTCTAAATGAGAGTTTAAGTTATGCACTAAAACATGAATATTATGAACAATGTGGAGTTATTCGTGACTACAAACAACAAATCGAAGAAAAAGGGTAAGTATCAAGTATTTATACTTAATGATACTGTTAATACGTTTTCTAATGTAATCGACTCATTACAGAACATCTGTGGGCACAACTATTACCAAGCAGGGCAATGTGCCACCATTACGCATAATGTCGGTAAATGTTCGGTATTCATTGATACTTGGGATGAATGTGAATCCGTGGCTGAAGATTTAAAACTCAACGGAATTAATTCTCAGATTGAAAAATATAAAGCAGTTACAAATGATAAAGGCAATACAAAAAATTCTAAATAATTTTCGTATTGGGGTATTACATGCAACATATCACCGATGTATGCGCAAAGCTGTAAAAGCTAGCGAAGAGAAAAATCTAGTTGAATTTAAAAAGTATATATACCAAGCAGAAGATGCTTGGCGTAAAATAGTTATAATAACAGAAAAACAAAAACAATGGGAAGAAAGTCAGCACACACAGGATTAAGTCCAAAGGATAGATCCATTAACCTTATGGATCAATTCATAAAAAAGAATTCAGTAAAAACAAAGAATGTTCCACTTCTTCCAGCAAGAAGAAAAGATCCAAACGTACCGATCGAATTGTGGCCATTCCAAGATCAAATTGATTATTATGAAAACCGTACAGAAGCTGACAAATTCAATGATAAATTCACTAACTATGCAGATTGGTTCAATGAAGTAAGAAAACAATCTAAAGTATATCCTAGTACATTTATTAGTTTCGTTGCAGATAAAAAAGACTTAATGAAATCTATGTATACTAAGAAATGTTGGCCTAAAGAAGCAGTTCGCGAATTACAAAAACTAGGTGTATATTAAACAATGAGCGATCAACCTCAATATAAGTATATTTATGGTATTGGTAAACAACCAATGAATATATCTGAGTCTGAAATCAGATATGCAATTGACAATACCAAATCTAATGCTGAGGCCGCACGTTTCATGAAGGTTTCTTTTAGTACATGGAAGAAATATGCTAAAATGTATGTTGATAGAGAAACTGGTAAGACTTTATATGATATGCATACCAATCAAGAAGGTCATGGTATCAAAAAGGCTTCAATTCGTGCAACTGCAGGAATGTATAGCATAGACGCTATATTAGAAGGAAAACATCCTAATTATCCTAGTTGGAAACTTAGAAATCGTTTATTGGCATTAGGTATATTTTCAGAGCAATGTAGTTGTTGTGGATATGCAGAACGCAGAGTAACAGATGATACAGTTCCATTACTATTAGATCATATCGACGGAGATGATACAAACCATTGTATAGAAAATTTACAATTGCTTTGCTTAAATTGTTTCTATATGCAAAGTGGTAATCCATTTAATAAAGACAAAGAACATTTTTGGAATTATAATATGTTAGGTTAGTATATTTATTAATATGATACGATTAAAACACTTATTATTTGAACAGTCAGGATTTAATGCTGCTCGCATAGCTAAACAAATTTATGACTCCAAAGGATACGTTTGGGATGATGAACGAGGTGCGATACAAATAATAAAACAAAATATTAAAGATCTAAAACAATATACTGCAGTAACTAAACAAATTCAGAAATTAGCCGGATCTGGTCTAGGTCAATTTTTGCATAGTTTTATGAATCCAAACGACTTAATTGAAGTTGGTAAATATTTGATAAAAATATTACCGTCATCTGATTGGGCATGGACTGTAAAACAAGTTATTACATGGGAAGATGTAATAGCAGAAGTTAGTGCGAGAAGAAGAGGAGTTGCGTTTGGTAGTGAACGTCGTCCATCTGAATATCAAACAGTAAAAGAAATATTCGATGAGTGGGAAAAGAACCCTGAATCTAAAAAAACGGATATATTATATAAATTGTTAACTGATCCTAATTTATATGGTTCAAAATTAGATGTTTTAGTTAGAGATTTCCAAAGACATGAAACACACGCTGGATTAG